CGAAGCTACATCCATCCCTGTTGAGGATACTCTACAGTCCACCAAGCAACTGCACAAAGAACTTGAAGCCAATGAGTTTCGCAGATGCTATGATGCTATCGAAGAGACTTACCGAAAGAAACCCACGGGGAATCTGGTCTTGGGACGAGAGTGCTCATGGTGCAGCTATCGGTATGCCTGCTGGCCCGGGTTGGAGGAGAGACCTTCTATCCCATCTAAGGCAGAGAATCCACCGATGGTTTCGTATGTAAAGATTGTTAGCAAAGATGTACACGAATAAAGCTTACGCTTCTGCCCGTAAGAAAGGCTACCGTAGTGGACTTGAAGTCAAACTCCAAGAGTACTTCAAAGAGATTGGTATCGATGCCAAGTACGAAAGCTTTAAGATTGATTGGGAGGACATACGGTACCGCAAGTACACTCCCGACTTTCTACTGCCCAATGGTATTATCATTGAAACTAAGGGGCTGTTTACTGCAGAAGATAGACGCAAGCATTTACTTGTGAAGAAGCAGAATCCTGTACTGGATATTCGGTTTGTGTTTGAGAGTAGCAAGCGTAGAATTAGTAAGGTATCTAAGACTACGTACGGTATGTGGTGTGAGAAGCATGGGTTTTTATACGCAGATAAACTTGTCCCAGAAGACTGGCTAAGAGAGGAAACTAAATGAGCACAATTAAGAATGACGATATGGCACTGATCATCAGCCCCAACTTTGAAGATGGCAAATGGAATGGTGCTGTTGACCTGAAGGCCATGGTCATGCCCCTTGAGAACATGACAGAGGAGAACGCAGGAGAACTCATGTACCTAGTCAATGGGCTAATCGCATGTTTCCATCTGCTCAATGGTGACGAAGAGTTTGCAGAGCGTATCAATGCAGAGGTAGAGATGATGCACAAGCAGGGAACTCTGACCATGGAAATGCAAGATCCAGAGTATGACAATGTTGTCAGCATCGAAAGCTGGACACGTACACGGGGTAACGCATGATGAGCATCGACAACGCTACCCCACTAGAGTGGACTACTGCTGTGCGTAATAGCTGGGTTGGTCAGGCCAAGGAACAGTACGACAAAACAATCAAGCAGTTTGATGAAGTTACTCGGCCTGAGCATTACAACCATGGCAAGTACGAAACCATTGATGTCATCATCGACACACTGGGTGAGTACGAAGCAATTAACTATTGCCACGGGAATGTTTTAAAGTATACTATCCGTATGTGGCACAAAGGTAACCCCGTCAAGGATGCACAGAAGGCACAGTGGTATCTCAACAAGATGGTTGAGTTACTTGAGAAAACTAGGGGAGTTAACTGGTAATGAGCACGTCAGTACTGGTAGATTTCAAAGTAGAGTTTAATGTAGATGAGATGCCTAGTTCGTATTCCAATCCAGAGTATCTGGAAGAGGTTGTGAAAGAGGCAGTCGAAGATGCTATGAATGATATTGGTAACGGCGAGATAACAGATTTAAATGTTTGGGTAGACACAGAGGGTTCTTAATGCGACACGATTACTACGGCATCAGCATAGATTTATCTAGGGATAGCCTGCTGTCTGAGCAAGGTGCTCAACTCCTTCGGGATTACTACATGCTGCCCGGAGAGACATCCCCACAGCAAGCCTTTGCACGTGCTGCACTGGCCTACTGTGACGGAGATGTAGACTTTGCACAGCGCATCTACGGCTACGCATCCCTGCAGTGGTTCATGTATGCTAGCCCTGTGCTTAGCAATGCACCCACACCCGGCGGTTCATTCAAAGCTTTGCCCATCTCATGTTTCCTAACGTATGTAGGTGACAATCTTGATTCACTGATTGATCACAATGCAGAGGTGGCATGGCTGTCAGTCAAGGGTGGTGGTGTCGGTGGGCACTGGTCTGATGTTCGTGGTGTCAGTGATAAGGCACCGGGGCCACTGCCCTTCATGAAGGTGGTGGACAGTCAGATGACTGCCTACAAGCAGGGCAAGACTCGCAAGGGTAGCTATGCTTCGTACCTCGATGTCAGTCACCCAGACATTGTGGAGTTTGTAAACTTCAAGGTGCCGACTGGCGGTGACATCAATCGCAAATGCTTCAACTTGTTTAACGCAGTCAACGTGACAGACAAGTTCATGCTGGCTGTGATTGCAGATGAAGAGTGGCACTTGGTAGACCCTGCTGATGGCACTGTGCGGGACACCATGCAGGCCCGGGATTTGTGGCAACGTATCCTTGAGGCACGGTTCCGTACTGGTAGTCCGTACGTCAACTTCATTGACACAGCCAACAAGTTTCTACCCGAGGCACAGAAGAAGCTGGGCTTGAAGATTCACGGCAGCAATCTGTGTAACGAGATTCACCTAGCCACAGATGAGCAGCGTACAGCAGTGTGCTGTCTGTCTAGTGTGAACCTAGAGAAGTACGATGACTGGAAGGACACACAGATGGTCAGGGATCTGATTAGATTCTTGGACAATGTTCTGCAAACCTTCATTGACTATGCACCGTCTGACCTTGCCAAGGCACGGTACAGTGCAGAGCGAGAGAGATCACTTGGCCTTGGTGCCATGGGCTTTCATGGGTACTTACAAAAGTATGGAGTTGCCTTTGAGGGTGTCTCCGCAAAGCTTTTAAACAGAGGGATATTCAAACACATCCAAGAGGAGGCTGTACGTGAGACCGAACTTCTTGCCAAAGTCCGTGGGGAAGCACCCGATATGGTGGGTACTGGGCGTAGGAATGCACATCTTATTGCTATTGCTCCTAATGCAAATAGCAGTATTATCTGCAATTGTTCAGCTAGTATTGAACCTATTAAATCGAATGCATACGTACATCGAACACGTGCTGGATCGCACCTAGTCAAGAACAAGTATCTGGAGGAAGTGCTCTCTTCCCTTGATCAGAATACTGAAGAGGTCTGGAAGTCCATCATCATGAATGAAGGATCTGTGCAGCACCTAGACTTCTTGTCACCAGAGCAGAAGCTTGTGTTTAAAACGGCATTTGAGTTGGATCAGCGGTGGGTGGTAGAGCATGCTGCTGATCGACAGGCATTCATCTGTCAGGGTCAGTCTGTGAATCTGTTCTTCCCTGCTGGCAGTCCCAAGTCCTACGTCAACAGTGTCCATCTGATGGCGTACAAGCAGGGGCTTAAGGGCTTGTACTACCTTCGCACAAGTTCCAATGTGCAAGCAGACAAGGTCGGCCTTAAGGTTGAGCGTGAGGCACTGAAGGACTCGGAAGAATGTCTGTCCTGCCATGGGTAATCTACCATCATCAGCAGTAAAATCATTCGACAGGCAGTTGTTCAATGATAACGACACCCTTGCTCGGGCTGCAGGTAAACGGTACTGGGGTGCCATGGGCTACGAAGTCACTGACAACCCAGACCGGTACGGCCCGGATCTTATTATAGACACAGGCAAGGATAAATATTATGGGGAAGTTGAAATCAAAAGAGTCTGGAGTGGGCCAGAGTTTAAGTACGACACTCTTCAGATACCTGAAAGAAAAAAGAAGTTCATTGGAAGAGACATGCCGTGCGTGTTCGCTGTATTTAACAACGAGCAAACCCATGGATTTCTGTGCCCGGGCGATATCCTTGCTATTTCCCCGCTAGTAGAAGTGTCAAATAAATATGTGCGGTCTGGAGAAATGTTCTTTCAAGTTCCAATATCTAGTTTAATATTTATTGAGGTGCCAAGTGACATTCAAAGTTGATGACAAGCACATAGATATTATTTATTGGGTGGATGCCGAAGCTTCTAGCGGTTGGGAATCTACCATTGAAGTATCACTGGCACATGCGGTCAGTGTTGGCTACATTGTAGGTGAAGATAAAACAGGTGTATGCATTGCCTCTACTTGGTCTGCCCCGCACAGTAACTGTCGGATTACAATCCCTAAAGCGTGGATCAAGCACAGACAACGTATAAAGCTTCCTGTTCTTAAGGCACCACAGAAGCCAGTTAAGCAAACTAAAAAGGAGCCTGTCGATGTACAACAGTGAGTTGGTTCAACTGGACGATGTCCACCTAGAACTTCGTAAGCTGCAATCATTGCTGTTCTTTATGGAGCACTACTGCTTCATGCAGGACGTATACAGTCGGCATGTCATGTACGCATTCCAAGATGCACTGGACAAGCTGGAGACATTGATCAATAATGTTGACTACCTGATTACTAACCAAGAAGCCGTGGAGGAAATGAGTGATGATGACTACTGGGAAGAAGTGGGAATGGAAGAATGGAACGCATCAGGAGCCGATGCACCCCTCTGGGATGAGCATGACGAGGTGGAACAATCCGTTCAAGACCGACTCAGAGCGCAAGTTGGTCGTGAAGTATTTTAAACAAACACAATTCGACAACCTAGAACCGGCACCGTTTTAATAGATGAAATTAACTATAGAGTTGTCAGACAATCTCAGAGACAAAGCAATACGTAAGGAGTTGGGTGAGCAGTACAAGTATGTCATCCATATGATAGAGAAGGTTTCACTATGTGAAACGGAGGGGGATCATCCGCTTACTGAGTTACAGTTAGAAAGAGATGCACTTGTACGTGTCTTAAATAACTACGTCGTGGGTGGGGATTTCCTGGCGTACCTTGAATCCGGTTTATTTGATGAGGAGTTTAAAGATGCAGAAGAAGCCTAACATTTCACCGTTTGATCTAGAGCAAGCCATCATGGCAGCTTGGAATACGAAGGAAGACCTTGAATTGTTTGTGAAACAACTGGTCGATGGCCCCCGTCAGATGTCAGAGGATGAAATCTGGAACATGGTCTACGGAATAGCATGCCTCCACAACGCACGTAGCGAGGCTGTATTCGAATTGTACGAGCAGTACATAGCCAGGGTTAGGGACGAGTACACAGACCTGCTAGAGGGGGCTATAGAGGCTGCTATGACGGCAGGTCTAGGGCCAATTGCGGCTGCAAACCCAGTAGACTTCCGTACTCAGATTGCAAACAAGATCCGTAGCCTGGATAAGTACGCTACCTACAGGCGTTGGAGGGATTCTGAAGAATCTTCTTGATCAATCGCTATAGTTCAGATATAACTGTATCTCCCGGGGGCACATTCGATGCCCCTATTTTTTCCCCTAATTATCTGGAGATAGCATGTCACTAACTACACCCAATGTCACATACAAACCCTTTAAATATCCATGGGCTATGGAATATGCAGTGCAATCTGAGAAGGCACACTGGGGTGAATGGGAAGCTAAACTGCAGGACGATGTAGCACAATGGCAAGGGGGCAAGCTTAGCCCCAAAGAAAAGAATCATATTACTCAGATACTTAGGCTGTTCACACAGAGTGATGTGACAGTGGGTACTAACTATCTTGAGTATTACGTAGCCAAGTTTAAGAACAATGAGATCCGGGCCATGCTCACCAGCTTTGTGAACCGTGAGTTTGTGCATCAGCGTAGCTATGCCCTGCTCAATGACACACTGGGCCTGCCTGAGTCTGAGTACTCAGCCTTCCTAGAGTACAAGCAGATGAAGGAAAAGATCGAGTTCATGAGTGACATTGACGTGAGCACTCAGTCTGGTGTGGCTAAGGCAATCGCTAGGTCAGTCATGAATGAGGGCATGAGCCTGTTCTCTGCCTTTGCCATGCTCCTTAACTACCAAAGGTTTGGCAAGATGAAGGGCATGTGTGAGATTGTTGAGTGGTCAGTACGGGACGAGACCCTGCACTGCGAGGGGATGGTCAAACTATTCCGTGAGTTCTGCAATGAGCACCCGAAGATTGTCACTGACGAATTCAAGAAAGATATCTACCAGATGTTCCGTGATGGAGTGGCACTGGAGGATGCAGTTGTGGATGCTGCATTTGAACTAGGTGATATCGAGGGGTTGACAGCAGCCGATGTTAAGAAGTATATTCGGTATATTGCTGACCGGCGACTGATTCAGCTAGGGCTGAAGGGTAACTGGAAGGTGAAAGATAATCCGCTTGACTGGCTGGACTGGATTATTGGGGGTGACAACTTCAAGAACTTCTTTGAAGGAGTTGTTACAGACTATTCATCTGCAGGTATGGAAGGGGATTGGGGCTGGAATGACACAAGAGAAGAAAAACTGGCAGCATAAAAAGGAAAGGACAGCCCCGCTGTCCATCCAGTTTAATCAGGGGAAGTACGCATTTACCAAAGGCTGGCTGGGTAATCCTAATAACCCAGACACAGCCCAAGGTAAAGAATGGCAGCGAGGATTTAATGCTGCCTACTTTGAAAGATTAGACAGCCTAACTACCTAAACTCGGCAAGCCTAGCTTGGTACTCATGTACCATGTCATAGGCTTTGTCTTCATCCATCGTTCTGCCATTGTGTTCCTGTGCATACAGTTCATTAATGGCAGCACGTTCTCTAGCTGGCAGACGGTTGAATGTCATCTTGTTTACACGTTCAATGTCTTCAGACATCATCTCGCCTTGAGTAATACTTCTGCCTTCTCTTAAAGCTTCACTCATGTTTTCTGCGATAGCTATTTTCTTTTGGGCACGAGTCATGTCTGCATACCGATCAGACGCTATCAACTCTCCCACAGACCTGTTAATAGCTTCATGAGAATTGTAGATAACTTCACGGTCATACACTTTATCTCCACTAGATCCAAAGAATGTATAGGGATCTAAGCCAAGGCTAGTAAACTCTTTCTCAATCTCATTGACCCTAGGAACAACCCTAATGCCCAGCAGAGTATTGAAGAATTCACCACCACGCATGGGTGTCTCTTCACGCAGATACCGCACAGCTTCTGGCAAGTCTTCTTTTATTCCGGGGATCTTGGCCTGCAACCTATTCATGGCTGCTTCTGCGATTAACTCATCCCCCTCAATTACGTTGGGATCACGAGCTACCTGTGCTTCTCTGTCAAACAAATCAAAGTAGTTAAATACAGGCTGTCCCGGCTGCAGGAATCGACCAACAAAGTCACCTATCACTTTACCTATAGCAATATCTAGCTTTTCTGCTTCTTTACCTTCGGCATTGTTAAAAGCAGCAACAAGCCGTTCAATCAGATACCCCTGGGCACCACTCGGCAATTTTAAACCAACGATAGATTGGATGTATTCATCTACTTTGCCGCCATCTAGAGTACCCAATTTAAGTTTAGCTAAGAAATCTCCTACGGCTAAGTATGGTGCAATAGGAAAGATAGCCCTTGTGTCTACAGTAGAGCCATCTTCAGCTTGGGTGTTATACCATTCTGTGTCTTGATTTTCTAATCTGTATTTGTACGATGCATAAATTGCTGCGATACCAACACTGCCTTTGCCAAGCTTGGCTGAACCTTCACGGTACAACTTGTCAGCCGCAACTGGATCTTTGTCAAACTTACGGGCAGCAGCTACCATATCTGACACGCCGGATGCAGCACCGAATGGGCTGTACCTGTACTGGAATGCCATGGCATTAGTCATAAACCGGGGGAAGGTAACCATCAAAGATCCACCCGGGAGTTTTTCAAATGCTTTAACAAACCAGTTAGCCAATGTTTCTGCCCCTGCTTCTAGCGTTTTTTGCCCTGCTTTTGCGGTCTTGGGCATGTACGAAAAAGTACCCTTTAAAGCATCATCTGATGCATTTTGAAGAATGCTTGAAGGAATTTTTTTGTTGTCAGCAAGAAGCTGGTACATGTCCATACCAACTGCACGAAGCTGTCGTTCTACGCTAGCTGCAAAGATAGCCCGTCTAAAGAATACATCCTGTGCTACGTTAAGAGTGTTGGCTAAACGGGCTACTTTACTTAAGTCTTGATTACCTGTTTCTTGCAGAGCACTGAACAAGTGCTGCTGAAGCTTTGGATTATCCACAAGGATTTTATCTACAACTTCTGCTGTGATACCGGCATTGGTTAGGTATGTCAAGCCAGCAAAGGCATCCTTAACTACGGTGTTAAGCCCACGGGTAAGATCCCCCTTCTGATACTTGCCAGTAGCAGCAGCACCAATAGCCTTACCGCCTTGATATAACGTGCCTTCAATGACACGACTAGCTGCTTCCATAGTCATGCCAGTTGTAGTGCCCATTACGTTACGTGAGGTAGTGGCAATACTAGACACAACAAGTGCCTTAGACTCACGCTCAAGCCTTTGAATGCCACGCAACAAATATCCCATGGCACTGGTTATGTCTTGGCTCTTGCCGTACATGGCATCGACAATCTTCTGAGCCTCTGGATCGATCTCTGCCACCCTCCGAAGGGTACGGGCAAGGGAGGAGTACCCCTGCATCACGCTAGCGGCATCAGCGACCGTTGTACGGCTTGCTTGGGCAAACTCAGTGGGGGTTATACCGGCACGTTTAAGAGCAGAGTCTAGTGCGGCATCATTGATTTCCTCCACAGACATGAACAGATTCTTGACTGCATCACTAACCTTCTGCCCTTCTTTAGGACGGAAGCTAGGATCATCAAGCATGATGTATTTAGCTACATCAATTGCCTTACGGTTTATGTCCTTACGGATTTCAGCATTGGTGAGTTCTGTTTGTGGAGATTGCTCATCCAGAATCTTACGGCCCTCAAAGATATCAAACTGAGTGAGGGTGTCTTCCATCTCGGCATCAAACTTATCTACTAAATCTTTTGTTGCAGCGTCTGTTGGCACTGCGGCAGTTTTCTTAGCTTCAAGAACTTGTTCAAGGTCTTCTTTGGTGGACATCCCAGGTTTACGGAATGCGCCACGCACTTCTATGGCACCAAACACAGAGTTAAACGCACCAGAAAGTACAGCTTCTCCTACATTAACTTCTGATTCTAACCCAGTTTCAACACGAATCTGTTGTTGGACCAAGCTTTCAGCAGTACCAAGTGCACCCTCAACACCCATACCAGCAGCCACAGCCCTGCGTTTAATCTTGCTTTGCAGTGCTGTGTTTATTGCACTACGGGCAGCAGCATACCTAGCACCGGCACCAACACCGAAGCTAATTAGGTTAGTGGGTTCAGATACAGCAGAGACAAACGACTCAGCAAAAGGACGAATTCCCGGCTGTCCACCCTTTTGATACCAATCTGGGATTGTGTCGTACAGTTGGTGTGCAGCAGCAGCTTTTATTGCATCTTCTTGAGAGGCATTGTAGATCCAGTTTAATTCTGGCACAGCATTAAGAGTAGTGTTCCACTCTACCTGCCGCATAGAAGTCATCCAACGTTTGACATAGTCTTGGTCAGACTCACCTTCACGCTGTTTGCCCGACTCACCAAACCTAGCTTCGGCGTAGTCCTTAATAACTGCCAAGTTTTCTGGGGTGGTTAACTCTTCAAAGTTAGTAACCTTGGGTGGGAGTTCTTCTTTCTTTGGCTCTAGTGATTCTGGAGCACCACTAATCTCTAAATCAAAGGTACTTCCCGGGCCTTCTGCAGCTT